CCTCTTTACAAATCTCTCAAAAATCTGCTAGAAAATTATTTAGCTGGTTTTATCTCGTATTATCCTCTGTAAGCTCATATAATCTCATATAAGCTCGTTAAATCTATTTGAGTTATAAGTTATCACGGAAATAAGAAACACGCTTAGAGAGCAAATACAGGCTTTCTAACAATAAATGAAAATCTAAAAGAAATGGAGGTAACAAGTGACCGAGTATCCAATTAAAAGTAAAGGTCGTCCAAGTGCATTAGAAGAAATGATGACACCTGAAATCACACAAGAGATATTAGACAAAGTGGCTGACGGTATCGCAGACTACGAAATATATAAAGCGTTACATACAAGTTCTATTACGTTTAGAAAGTGGCGAGACGCTAATATAGACGCTTATGACGACGCTAAAAAGGTAGCAAGGTCAAATATGTTATCTCTAGCTGAAAGTGCCTTACAAGCCAAAATGAGACCACGTACACTAACTGAAACAGAAACGGTATACGAGGCAGACGGCAAAACTATTAAATCAATTAAGGTCAAGACTAAAGAGTACGACATAGACACTAACGCAAGTATCTTTGTAGCTAAAGCTGGCAACCCTCAATTATATGACGGTGTTAACTTTGCTAAGATTAAAGAGGCTGAAATGGGTGCTATGGAACTCAAAGAGGCTATTGAAGCAACAAGTAAATATAACCTTGAAAACTACGAAGTCCCAGAGGGTATTGAAGTACCTACGGACTTTTAGGAGGTTATATGCACAAACACAGACTATTAATTATAAAAAGATTGAATGGTGGAGATTATCCAAAAAACTTAGAAAAGTGCCTTAAATGCAAAAAAGAATTTAAAGTAACTTACAAAGCTTTAGGCAAACCCTTTATTATTGATATAGAGGAGGTTTAAAGTGTATTACTTAAATAAAATGTTAGATTGGAACAAAGAGACTGGCGTTCTAATCAATGACGATATTAGACGTACTATTAGAAAGCAGATAAGGATACATAAAAAATATATTTATCGCTATGACAGAGTACAACAATATATTGACTGGGTAGAAGATAACTTCTATCTAACTACTGGGGAGCTTAAAAAGATAGAGCTACTGCCTACACAAAAATGGTGGGTTGAGTTAATGCTTGGTTATGATATGATAGACCCTGTTAAAGGGCAAGTCATGCTAACTAACGAAATCTTCTTTAATTTGGGTCGTGGTTCTGGTAAGAGTTCGTTTATGGCGCCTCGTGCTTTAAATTGGCTTATTATGAGCCAGCAGTTTGGTGGGGAGGCTTTAGTTATCGCTTATGATAATGAACAGGCTAGACACGTATTTGAACAGGTACGGAATCAGACAGTTGCAAGCCCTTTATTGAGAACGTATAACGAATCTAATATCTTTCGTAGTACAAAGCAAGGTCTTAAATTTGAAAGCTTTAATACGACGTTTAAAAAGCAAACCAATGACACGTTACGAGCGCAAGGTGGTAACAGTTCATTGAATATCTTTGACGAGGTTCACACTTATGGCGACGACATAACAGAATCAGTTAACAAGGGTTCACGTATGAAACAAGCTAACTGGCAATCTATTTATATTACCTCTGGTGGAACTAAACGAGAGGGTTTATATGATAAGATGATAGCTCGTTTTACTAGTGAAGAGGAGTTTTGGAACGATAGGTCATTTGACTTGTTATACAGACTGCCTAATGTTGACGAGGTTAAAGTAAAACAAAACTGGACTAAAGCTTTACCGCTAATCGGTCATATTCCTACTTGGGAAGCTGTTACCAAAGAGTATGAACTTGCCAAAGGAGACCCAAGCTTACAGATTAAATTCTTAGCCTTTTCTATGGGACTGGCAATGCAAGATACAGCTTACTACTTTACAGCGCAAGATACAGAGTTGCAAGACTTCGATATTAGCGTGTTTAAGGGTCGTAAAACTTATGTCGGTATTGACTTGTCACTAGTAGGAGACTTGACGTCGATAGCCTTTACATGTGACGTAGACGGGACAACTTATACTTATAATCAATCGTTCTCAATTATGAAACAGTACGAGCAATTAGACCAAGAACAAAAAGAAATTTGGGACGTGTTTATAGACGACGGCTCATTAATCTTATTAGATAGCGAAATCATTAATGTTAATGACTTAATACCTTATATGGCTAAGTTTAGAAAAGATACTGGCTGTAGGTACGCCAAAATAGGCTATGACCCTCACTTATACGAACCATTAGAACCTCTAATTGACCGCTACTTTTTCGATATGAACAAGGACAATCAAAAGCCAATTAGACAAGGTTTTGCAATGAGTGAATACATTAAGCTGCTTAAATCTAAGATGATGTCTAAGACGATTAAGTTTAAACAACCTCTATTGCGTTGGGCGTTCGGCAATACTGCTATTAAATTAGGTGGTATGAAAGATATAATGTATATTAAAAAACTTGACAAAGACAAGATAGACCCTACATTGGCTACTACTATGTCATTAGAAATGTTGGTAAGTGATAATGAGATATGACGTTGAAACAGTTAGGGAGTCTGGTTTTTACAGCGGTAAAGATTGGATAGCAGTTAGAAACTTTGTTAGAGACAGAGACAAAAACACTTGTAGAATATGCGGTTCATATAATGCTAAACGGTATGAAGTAGACCACATTATAGAGCTTACATGGGACAATGTAGATAACCCCGATATAGCGCTGAACCCTGACAATTGTCAATTACTTTGTTTTGATTGTCATAAACGCAAGACAAGAGAAGACAAACAAGGTAAAGGCAAGTTATTCTTTTAGGAAAGGAGGAGAAATGAACCTATTCGGAAAAGTTGTACAAATTTATCGTGGTAATATCAATCAACAGACGCAACGAGTACCAAACTGGGACATGTCAGCTAGTGCAGAATTTACTTCCAGTTATGCTATTAATATTCAAAATAAAATAGCTAGTGAAGTTTCTAAAGTTTCGTTTAATCATGTTAAATACAAGAAAAACGAGAATGGCGCAGATACTTTAATTAGTATGGCTGGCTCTGATATTGACGAAGTTTTAAACTGGTCTGCCAAAGGTAAAATTAATTCAATTGCTTTCTGGTCTGACGTTGTTAAGCGCTTAATGGTTAACGAAAAAGTTAAGCTAGTGCCTGTTTATAACGAACGTTTAGGAATCCTAACAGACTTACGCTTTCCTATTGATACAGACGCTGATATGCCAGAGAATGAAACAATTAACCTTATTAGTCCGTTTTACACCAACACAGATACAAGCTTGCTAGATAACGCTTTAGACGCTATAGCAGAAAAACTTGTACAAGGTAAGATTCGAGCTTTATATAAAGTTAATGCCAATCTGGACTTAGACAACGTTAAAGAGTACAAAGACAAAGTTAAGGCAACTATCGAAAGTTTGCAAACTAATTCTAGCTATAATGGTATTACACCGATAGACGCTAAAGGGGAAATAATCGAGCTTAAAAAAGATTATTCCGTACTTAACAAAGAAGAAATAGACTTGATTAAGTCTGAACTTCTTGGCGCTTTCTTTATGAGTGAAGAGATTCTAAACGGTACAGCAAGCCAAGAGCAACAAATGTACTTCTATAATTCTACTATTATTCCTTTATTAGTCCAGCTAGAAAAAGAATTGACTTACAAGCTGCTAAGTACTAATAACCGTAGAGTTATCGCTGGTAACATGTATTACCAACGTATTATTATTGACAATCAATTATTCAAGTTCGCAACGCTTAAAGAGCTAATCGACTTGTATCACGAAAATACTAACGCTCCTGTATTTACCATTAACGAAATGCGTATTAAAATGGGCGAGCAACCTATCGAGGGCGGCGACAAGTACTTTACAAACCGTAATGCCGTAATCGTCGAGGACTTTGATGATTTGATTGAACAGCAAAAAGCTGAAAGAACACAAACAAAGAAAGAGGAACAGCCAGAAGATGAAACTAGTTAGAAATTCTGCCAAGATTGAATTGGTAAAGAATGAAGACGGATCTATCAGCAAAAAGGCTATCTGTTCTGACGTTGGCGTTAAAAATCGTAATGGATTGACTTTGAAACCTAATAGTTTAGAGTTTAATTCTGAACGTCACTTACTACTTTATAACCACGGAGAAAGCTCTGGGGAAATTGTAGGCGACGGACGTACTTATTACGACGAAGAACGCAACCAGTACATGACAGACTTTGATATCTACGAAACTAACGCAGCAGTTAGAAAAGCCGTAGAGAATGGAGCATTAAGTCACGTATCAGTAGCTTATTACTTGACAGATTATGACTTTGACGACGACGGAGACGTAATTGTTAACAAAGCTCTGTTAAAAGAAGTTAGCTTGGTATCTGTACCAGCAGACCCTAACGCAAAAGTATTAGAAAATTCATTTAGTGATGATTTGATTGCAGAACGCAACGAGTATTTAAATTCGCTAAAAGAAAAAGAAAATGCTTTAAAAGAAGAAGTTGAAAAAATCAATAAAATTAAGGAGCAATATAGTGAACAAAATTGAAAAAATCGAGGCTAAAAATAAACTTAAAGAGCTTATCGAGGCAACAAATGCACTTAAAGCAACTCTAAAAGATACACCAGTCGAAAACGGTCTTGAAGCTTTCCAAAAAATGGATAAAGAAATCAAAGAGAACGAAATCGAAATCATCAAACTAGAAAACGAACTTAAAGAAAACAAAACAGTAGAAAGCAAAGGAAATAAAGCCGTGTCTAAATATCTTGAATCTCAAAACGCAGTAACTGACTTAATCGACATTCTTAAAAACTCTAAGAAAAAAGAAATTCTCAATAACTGGAACGCAAAACTCAAAGAAAACGACGTAACAGTAGACGGAGATGAAAATAATTCCAACTTCTTCATGCCACGTAAACTCGTCGAAGCTATCAACAGCTCACTTTTAGAGGCTAACCCAGTTTATAAAATCTTCCGTGTAACAACTGTAGGAGCTTTGCTTATTAACGGTTCTATGGAGGCTGGCGAACGTACAGCAGACAACAACTATAACCGTGCTGGAGTCCACAAAGACGGAGAATCTAAAAAAGAACAAGCTGTTGTTATTAAAGAGTCTAAAATTGAGCCAGTTATGGTTTACAAACTCCAAAAAGTTGCAGAACGTATCAAAAAACTTAACGTTAACTTTAACGAAATCTGGGACTTGTTAGTAGCTGAAATGACACAAGCTATTGTAGATAAAATCGTAGAACTTGCGCTTATCGAGGGTAAATACGACGCTAAAACAGGCGCAGACGACAACGGATTTACTTCAATTGTCGAAGAATCTAAATTGTTTGAAAAAGGTTCACGTGAACGTATTAAAGCCGTTACTGGTGCAGCAGACGCTGAAACAGGCGTAGGTGCTTTCCAAAATGGTATCGAGCAAGCAATTGACTTTGTACGTGGTAAAGCTGGAACTCGTTACCTCATCATCACTTCTGCTCAACGTACAGCACTCTTGAACGAATTGCGTACAACTTATAAAGGCGCTTTGGGTGTTATCGCTAACTCTGACCGTGCTATTGCTGACTTGCTTGGAATTGATGAAATCATTGTTTATGCTGGTGTTTATGAATCAGTTGATTCTGTTAAAGAATTTACTGGAAAATCAGACGCTACAGAGGCTGACACTTTGCCACCAATCGTTATTCGTGATAAAGCATTCCACGTTGACATGCAAGCTTTGAGCCGTGTTGAAGCATTTGAATGGAAAACAAATGAAAACGCACTTTTGATTGAAACACTTACAGCTGGACATGTAGACCAAGACAAAGCGGGCGCTGTTATTACAGTTACACCCTAATGCTCCCCAGCAACCAACTGGGGTAACCGTAGCACCAAAAACAAATAACTTGGCGCAAAACGTAACACGACAATTGACAGCAACTGTAACGCCAGAAAATGCAGAGGATAAAACAGTAACTTGGGAAAGTTCAGACGAAACTGTGGCAACTGTAGACGCTAACGGACTTGTTACAGCACAACCTAAACAAGGACAGGCTACAATTACAGCTAAAACGGTAAACGGTCTAACAGATACAGCTACTGTTAATGTAAGCGACCAAACAGGCGCTTAATAGAAAGGCTAGTGAATGCTAGATTATATTAAGACATATATCGGTATTCCAAAAGCTATAACTGTATATGACGATAAGTTAGAAATGCTGCGAAAGCAAGCGCTAATTCATCTCAAAAAGAATGGTATCGAAGAGAACGAGGAAAGCGAGCTTGTAAAAGAGTTCGTAGCCTCATTCTGTCGGTTGTATAATATTTCTGAACCCAATACCCAATGGGCTGAAAACGAAAAGAAACGACTTCAAAGCTTACAGGAACTTATGTATTACGGAGGTGTCTGATGATTTTAACGCAGGTAACTCTATTAGTCAAAACGACTATTACAAAGTCAAATGGAGCTAAAGAAGACGTAGAGCAGCCTATTACTTTGCAAGCTACAAAAGAAAAAATATCACAGGTCAGACTTGATGAATTTTCTATGCAAGGTTTAGGGAAAAGAAATAGATTTGCTTTAGATAGTATAGGAGAATACGAAACGGACTTGCGTTTTGAATACTTCTTAGATGAACGGAACGAAAAATATAAAGTTACTACTTGGGAAAGAAACCCAAAGAATAACAAAATGACTTTAGAGGGGGTTGTCGCTAATGGTATTTGATAGTTACATAGACTTTTATAACCACTTGAAAACATTCCCTTTTAAAGATATTATTTTCGGTGTATCTGACACTATTGAGGAAGACACCTTATATATTTCAGTTTTAGATAGTAAAGTGATAAGAATGGATAATACAAGCTTTGTTATGGGTTATACCTATAGTTTAGTATTGTCTGTAAAAAGCGTTGACAGCCCTTTAGTTGGAGCTGTGGCTAATTTATCACAAGACGGCTTAAACTTCGTTAATTGGAGCGAACAGAGTCACATGTATAACTATCAAACGTCCGTTTATCTTCCTGTCGGTAAAGGAGGCGAACCGTGGCAAGCTTTGAAGAAATAAACGCTAAAGGAATAGCTAAGTTATTCAATGATGATATAACAGAGCAAGTCGCTCAATTTTTCGAGGCAGAGACGAAATTAAAAGCCCAAGTGGCTAGAAATCGTACTAAAATCATCAAGAGCCACGGGCATAGATATACTTATGCTAAATACCAAAATACAGGGCAATTAGCACGGAATATTAAGGTATTAAAAAAAGGTAATAAAAGAATCGTACAAGACGGGACACGAGCTGACTATACTAGTGGTTACCACGGTATGTACTTCCTAGTCGAAAAGGCTGGGGAACGTGACGTTAAAGCGGTTTTAAACAAAGGCAAAAAATTCACAGAGGCTTTAAAGCTTTAGAAAAGGATTATAAAAAATGGAATTAACTTACTCACCACGAGCTATTTACTGGGGTAATGAAGCGCTTGTATTGGCTGACATTTCGTTAGGAGAGGCTGGCGCTATCCAGTTCACTAATGCAGAACTTGTAACAGGTATGGTATCGGTCGGCTCTATGGAGGACCAAGCAGAAACTGCTAACTTCCCAGCAGATAACCGCCCAGACCACGGTGTTAAAAAAGGTGCTACTCTCTTACAAGGAGAAATGGTATTTATTCAAACAGACCAAAGCTTGCGTAAAAGCTGGCTTGGACATGCTCAAACTGGCAACGGATTGGGATATGTTTCAACTGGTAACTGGAAAACTAAATGCGTCCAATACTTAATTAAAGGTCGTCGTCGTACTGCTGACGGATTCGAGGACGGTTGGCGTGTTGAAGTTTACCCAGCTATGACACCAACTGCTGAACCTACAAAAGAATCAGAAACAGATTCAGTTGACGGTGTTGACCCTATTCAATGGACTATGGCAGTACAAGCTGTAGAATCAGGAATCTATAAAGTTGCTGGTAAAGGTACAGCTTTCGCAGAGTTTGAAGTATGGGGCGAACAAGCTAAAGCATTCGAGGAAAAAATGGAATCTGGACTTTTCATTATGTTGCCAGATACAGTAATCGGAGAGGGCGTTACACTTGTAGCACCAACTATCGAAGACGTTCAAACAGCTACACATGGCGGAAATGACGGAACGGTAGTACTTCCTACAACACTTAAAAACTCAAAAGACGAAGACGTAGCGGTAACTTCTAAGATTCAAAACGAAAGCTTAGAACCAGCAGTAAATGGCTCACTTGCGCCAGCTACTTATACAGCTATCTTTAGCGCAGACGGCTATACAGACGTTTCAGCAACTTTTGAAGTAACAGACAAACCAGAATAAAATTAAACACTTAGAATAGAAAGAATGGTATAAACATTGGCTAAAAAACAATCAACAGCATATAAATTTAAATTAATCACAGGTAAAGACCTATTTAAACAACAAAAAACAATGAAAAAAATTGATGAAGACGAAGACGGAGCAATGACCGAGTTCGTGGAATCAATGCAATATGGCTTGTACTTGGCTTTGTTTATGCCAGACTTAACTAAAGCTAAGCAAGAATATGCCGACTATCTTGAAACACATGCTTTCGATACTAACGGCAAATCTCTTAACGCTTTAATGGAACTTTGGAAAAAAGAGATTGAATAGAATGTAGGTAACAAATGATTTTAAGGGACGCTATAAAATATTTAGAGTTAAACAAAACTGATTTTATAACCGACTTGAATGAGTTTGCTGAATTACAGAGAAATTTTGAATCTGATATAGTACCTGACGACTTTACGGAACGTTACGAGGGTTTCTGTGACAAGTTACTTAATCTATGGACTGAAAGTAAGGGCGGTTACGATACCGTCCTTAATTCAGGTATAGACATTCCTACAAAAAACGCCCTTATCAGAAAATATTGTCGTATTACTTTCGTTAGCGAAAAAGCTAAAAAGAATGAGGGTAAGACCTTTTTCAAATCAGAGCTTTTAATCAAGAAAAAAGACAAGTTAGAAAAAGATAACCAAACTATCGAGCTTATCACTTTCTTAGGTGCTAATGACATAGATATAACCCAGTTTTTAGATATGGAAATAGACGTAGTGTACAAAGTGATTTCTATTATTGCTGAAAAGAAAAAAGAAGACGAAAAGAAACGTAAAAAGAAACGGGGGTAATAATCTATGGCAAGTAACGCAAAATTCGAGATAGAAATATCTGGTAATACAGCAAGCTTTGAAAATAGCCTAAAAGGCGTTAACACAGCCATGAAAGCTTTAAGGGGCGAGGCTAACACTTTAAGAAAAGCTATTAAGCTAGACCCTAGCGACATGAAAAGTACTGCCAAGCTGCAAGAGAACTTACAAAAACAATTGCAGATGTCGAAAGATAGAGCAAGTAAGTTAAAAGCAGAAATGAAAAGTTTGGGGGACATTAACCCAGACAATCAAGGCAGATTCTTAAAGTTACAAAAACAATTAAATGATACAGCTATAGACGCCCAAAAGTTAGAGAATGAATTAACAGAGGCTGGGCAAGCTCTTAAAAACGGAACATGGGACGTTAAGGGCGAAATAGAATTAGGCAACTCTGGCGAAAAAGTAGATAGCCTAAAAAACAAGTTTAGCGGTCTTAGAGAGATTGCTGTAGGTGCTTTGCGTCAAATTGGCTCTACCGCTATTAGTGCAATTGGCAACGGTCTTAAAGGCTGGGTGTCTGACGCAGCAGCAACACAAAAATCTATGATTGCTTTGCAAAATACTATGAAGTTTAAAGGCAACGCCCAAGACTTCGGTATGGTAAGCAAATCAATGCAAAAGCTCGCCAAAGACACCAACGCCAATACAGAAGATACCATGAAACTGGCTACAACCTTTATTGGTTTAGGAGACAACGCTAAAAAGGCTGTAGGCAAAACAGAAGCACTTGTAAAGGCTAACCAAGCTTTCGGGGGTTCTGGGGAAAACCTCAAAGGGGTTGTACAAGCTTACGGTCAAATGTCGGCAGCTGGAAAAGTTTCAGCAGAAAATATTGGACAGTTAACAGATAATAACACGGCTCTCGGTGCGTCACTCAAAGACACGATTATGCAAATGAACCCAACTTTAAAACAGTATGGTTCGTTTAACGAGGCGGTTTCTAAAGGTGCTGTCTCAATGGATATGCTAGACCAAGCTATGCAAAAAATGGCTAGTGGTTCTGGCGGTGGTGTTACAACTATTAGCGACGCTTGGGATAGTTTCAATGAAACAATGTCAATTGCTTTGCTGCCAACGTTAGAGGCTTTAACGCCTGTCATTACTGGCTTAATTGATAAAATGTCTAACTGGGGAGAAATTGCAGGCAACGCTATCTCTGGCATTGTTCAGTACATTCAGTTATTATGGTATGAACTAGAGGACAACGGGGCTATAGATTTGTTTGTCGGCGGCTTTAAAGCTATAGGTAATATATTTGGCAGTTTATGGTCTATTATCAAACAACTCTTACAGGGCTTTGGTTTAATACCAGAAAAAGCCACTACAATGGACGAAAGTATCAAAAACACAGGAGAATTTCTTTTACAATTAGGTGGCAACTTTGAAGCAGTAATGATTAAAGTCTCTAACTTCGTTAAGAAAATTAGTGAAAGCAAGACAGCTATCGACGTTATCAAGACAGCTATCGTTGGTTTAAGTGTTGCGTTCGCAGCATTCAAAATTTCTAAAGGTGTTATTGCTGGTATCAAAGCTTTCCAGACTTTAATTAAAACAATTCAAGCTGTTAAGGCTGCTGTTACTGTAGCTGGTGGTGCTATGAAAGCTCTAACTGCTGCTATGAGTTTAGGTGTGTGGGGTATCGTTATCGCTGCTATTGTAGCTGTGGTAGGTGCGTTAGTTTACTTCTTTACTCAAACTGAAACAGGTAAGAAGATATGGGCTGACTTTGTAGACTTCTTAAAGAACGCATGGCAAAGCATATTAGATTTCTTTAGTGGTATGGGTCAATGGTTCTCTAACACTTGGAACGGAATTGTAGACGGTGCTAAAGGTATCTGGCAAGGTTTAGTAGACTGGTTCAACGGTATTGTGCAAGGTATTCAAGATACTTGGAACGGTATAGGCGATTTCTTTACAGGACTTTGGACTGGTATTGTACAAGGTACACAAAATATTTGGAATGGCATTGTAGAGTTCTTCGTAGGACTTTGGACTAGTATATCTGAAACGGCAACAACTGTTTGGACTACTATTACAAACTTTATTGGTACAGTCGTTCAATCTATAATGAACTTTTTCCAACCTTTAATTAGTTTCTATCAAGCTTTATGGAATTTGATTTTCAGTATTATTAACTTAGTACTTCAATTAATTCTAGCGGGTGTTCGTGGTTTAGTACAAGGTATTCAAGCTCTCTGGAACGGTCTTGTTAACGTTGTACAAACAGTATGGAACTTTATTTTAGGTATCGTTCAAAGCGTTGCTGGATTTATTCAAAGCGCTGTTCAAGCTATGGGTAACTTCATTAATGGCGTATGGCAGTCTATCCAAAACTTCTTTACACCTATTTTCCAAGCTATCGGTAACTTTGCTAATCAAGTATTTCAAAACATTGCCAACTTTGCTAGTCAAGCATGGAGCGCTATACAAGGCGTATGGAGTGTAGTTGTTGGTTGGTTCAGCAATATATTCAACTCTGTTAAAAACACAGTATCAAGTGCGTTTAATACCTTTGGTAACTTTGCTCGTAACGCTTGGAACTCTATTACCAATATCTTTAATAATGTGGCTGGCTGGTTCTCTAGTAAGTTTGATTCTATTAAAGAAATTGTAGGTAATGTATTCAATGCTTTCGGTAATATTGCACAAGGTGCTTGGGACGCTATTACAGGTGTGTTCGGTGGTATCGGCGACTGGTTCGCTAATATCTTCGGTGGCGTTAAGAAAACAATTGATAATGCTTTAGGTGGTGTAACTGACGTTATCAATGGTATCAGCGGAGCTATTAACGGTATTAGTGGTAAAGTTTCTGGACTGTTTAAAGGTTCAATGGTTGAAGCTATTGGAAATGTTAAACTCAATGGTTCAGGGGTAAACGGTATCGAACAAAACTCTGTAACGTCAGCAGATAACAGAACGTACAATACATTCAACATTCAAGGCGGAACACAAAACGTAACAGCGTTAGCACGTGAAGTAACAAGATTGCAGAAATTAGGTAGAGCGGGGGCATAATGGTAAGACAATATAAGATACATACAAACTTAGATAGTCCAGATAATAAGGTGTATGATGTCACAAATGGAAAACTTAGATTTTACGCTCCTAGTAACTTAGGTATCGTAATTTCAAATAATATCTGGGCAACAAATGGTATTGGGGTTAAAGGCACAAGTAATTTAAGCCACCCCGATATCGAGTTTCAAATGGAAACTTTCGGGGAAACACTTGAAGAAAACTATCAATTAGTTACAGACTTCGTACAAGACGTTTTAAGACAGAATTTTGTGACGTTAGAGTACACGACTGATAACTTTACCGTTTATGCTGACTTAGCCCTTAGCGAGCAAACTAAGACCGAGGGCTACGGCTGTAATGGTACGTTTAGCGAATCAATCACTTTCAACCCGATAACTAAATGGTACAAGTTCGATAAGCTGCAAGTTAAGACAGTCGAAAATGGAGAATTTAACCCAGCATATAGTAAAATTTATGCTACAGGAAAATACGTTTATTCAGATGAACCAAGTTATACATACTTTGGGGAATCTAACGTACAGCGGTTTAGTCATTGGGAAATAGACAAAGATATCTTTAGTTTTGTTGCCACAATTGTACCAAGCAACCCAGCTCCAAGCGATATGAAGTTCGGGCTTAGATTCTTAGACAAGGATTTTAATGAGTACACGGCTATCGTGTTACAAATGCAGACAGTCCCAACTAATATACAATTTAATACTGACGTTAATGACGAATACTACAATGCTGTTATTGGTTCTAATACAGTCAATCAATTCCCAGCGTTAGACTTTAGCAGATTTAGAACAAGACAATTCCAACAAGGGACAATGGAATTAATCGGTGTTAGTGAAGTCAATATGTCAGTTAAAAGAAAGGTGGATTTCATCTAGTGTTAGAATACAACTTATACGACAATTTCAACCCTAATATCATGGAACGCGACAAAGAGGCTAACCCAATTACAGGTAACTTATATCCTAAAGGCATTCCATCTCCTCGTGGTCGTGGTGTTTTACTTGATTACGAAGTGTTCCAGACTGGCTACGAATTTACTAGTTCGGCTACTATGACAATTCCGTGTTATGTTGGGGACGTTGTAGAAGTTCTAACTACAGAGGACAATTCATTAGCCACTACAGAAAGTAACGTATTTTCGCAGCGTTTATCTATGTGGTTCGTTATAACCGACGTAGACGAAGATAACAGAGTAGTAATGCAAAACTATTTCTGGTATATGATAGAGGGGTCAAGTTATCCTACTGCTCAAATTTACGGTTGGGCTAGTACAGGCTGGAATATCGTGACAACCCTTAGCAACCACCAAGTTATGTATTGGGGTTCTATGGCTAACTGGGACGAGACAAACATGGAAATCAAATATAACATGAAAGCCGATACAGTTGAGATGAAAGACCTCGCTAAAGCTACGTTTGCTAAAATAGAGTTACAACCTATCACTTTCGCTTATAATATGACTGGTGTTTCTAGTCCTCAATTACAAGTAGGCTTGTTAACAGACGAATGGACACGACACCGTAAAGAATTACGTATAGACGAAGTTCAAAACCCAACTATAGAAAAAGTAGTGGTAACAGAACGTTCCAATTATAATTTTGTTAAGACGTTTGTTAAAGACGCTGGAAACGATAAGTACCCAATAAGCGGAGAAACTTACACAATAAACACTAGCGGCAACTTAGTCAAAATGTCAACTTATAATGGGGACGGGCGAGACTTACCAGAGCTTAGAATTACGAAAACAATGTTTTACGACGAGCAACCAACTGACGCTCAAATCAAATCAGAGGTTACAGGAGACAGTACTATTAGTAAAATCTACTTTAACCAAAATAAGCTTTATCCGTTACAAGTTAATGATAGAGTTCGGATTTGGTACGACGGGACAATGTACGACGGACATATAGCAGACCGCAGCTTAACACCTGATTCGCAGCGTTTAACATTCATAGAAGGGACTTCATTATGATATACACAGCAACTATTGGTACAAAATGGCGATTAGAACCGTTCGACACTATACCATTACGAGTAGACCATACAAGCGGATATTTGCCAGCTGTCGTAACGTTTGTTGATTCCATGACAGTTAGGATATATACCGACTTAGAATACAACGTGGGGCAATTTGTGTCCATTTCAGGCTATCCTATAAGCGGTAGACGATTCAAAGCAATTGAATTATCAATAACAGATTATCCAGTACTAGCTGGCGCTCAAATTATAGAAAAGGTAATAGAATGACAATAACAAAATATACATTTTTCAGCCCTAACGGTAATGACTATCCAGTTACCGCTGACGCTGACGGAAAACTTTATCAAATGCTTTCGGGTTATGATTATACAACCTTTGGGCGTAAAGACTGGGCAGATATTTCAGAGGCTGGGCTAACTAAAACTTTCGTAAACACTTCTATTATTATGGCTGGTCGTTATTTTGAATTACACGAGGAATTAGTGAACTTGAACGCAAGCGCTCAAAACTATATCCATGTAATCATTGACTTGTCAGACCCAGCAGACCCAGTTAGCTTATCTGTTGAGAACGCTGATAACTCTAACGAAACTGACATTAATAATAGTTCTGGTATGTACAAACGTGCTATTGAGGTAATTGAAACTAATGCGGGTTCTATCGTCAAAACTACGCCGCTACTTTCTACTCGTGTTATTGATAACGCAACAATTACAGAGGCTCATATTTCTAGCTCAAACGTGACCAACTTAGACGTCTCTAACAACGTAACTTTTGCTAACGGCTTTAGAGTTAAAAACAAAGGTTGGATTGATGACTTACAAGTATATTCTAGCTTTATCACTAAAACTATGGTATCTACTGAAACAACTAACGTTGGGACGACTCTTACAGCTAAAGATATCAGAGTGAACAAAAGTACTGAAACAGCTACATTGAAAATTAAAGGCGACGCTGGACAACGCTCTAACCAATTTCAAAGCCCTACAATTTATAGCACAATTAACGGTACAGCTTTACAAGAGTTCGTTCTATACAGAAACGGGAATACAATTACAGGTAACTTTGCAGACATTAAAATAGTCGGTGGGATTCCCGGCGGTGGTGCTATCATTGGTTGGATTCAAGACAACGCTTTTAAACCAGAATACACACATAAATTCTCATGGCGTACTTTGTCAGGTAGAAACTTTATGGTATCGGTAGACCCTGGGGGCGCTTTCCGTAATTGGGGCGACGCTATACCGGTTAATGATGAAATCTATGGCGGTGTCTTTTGGACATGTAAAGGAACAGAAGGAGGCTTACGAGGCTAATGACAATTACTAACTATACATTTTTTAGTCCTAACGGGGACGATTTCCCAGTAACAGCTAATGCTGATGCTAAACTATACATGATGTTAACAGGTATGAGCTACGATAATTATCGTGTTAAGTTCTGGAAAAACCCAATCAATACAGCTTTAAATAGAGTTTATGTTAATACTTCTATTGTAGCTGGTGGTCGTTATTTCGAGCTTACAGACCATGCAGTAACACTCTTCCCAGAATCTACTAACTATGTTCATGCTGTTATTGAATTAGCTAATACAAGCAACCCTGTAACTCTTACGGTAGAAAAAACAAACACCTCTAATAACACAGATATTAATAATGATTCTGGCGTACTGAAAGTATGTTTTGATATTGTTGTAACTAATTCATCACAAGTTACAAGCGCAAGTAGACCAGCTGGGCAAACAGCTACTTTTGATAAAATTGTAGCTAATGACGAAGAAATAAAAACGGCATCAGGTTCTGTTAATATCGGTAATGGTGTAACATGTAACTGGCAACGTAAAGGCGAACTTGTTAATGTCCGTTGGTCTGGCTCGTTATCTTCAATAAACCAAAATACTTATTTCTCTACACCAGCACCTGCTGAAATAAGACCGAATGCAACAAAAGAATTAATCGGACACTTTGCTGGTGGAGACCTTTCTTTCCACATTGACTTAGAACCAGACGGTCGTTTTAAGTGGTGGGGGCGCAATGGAGCTACTGGAACTCCACGTGGTTCGGCAGTATATTTCATAAAATAAAAACTTAGAAAGTAAATTAAAATGGTAACTAAAATGATTTTAATAACCTTATTGATTGTGTCAATCTTTTTCGCAACATGGGTTAAAGATGGCGCAAAAATGAATCCACCATTCAGCAGACGAGCTATTATTGATTTAACAGTAATCGTCGCTTTATGGATTCTGTTTATTGTATTTGACGTAACCAAGTCAGACGCTACAGCAAGTATCGCTGGGACAGTTATTGATATTGGATTGCTTTACTTCGTTGCACAGTTCATTTATTTAATTGGCTCAATCTCGCCATTATTTAAAGGGCTAGTGAACGTTTTAAAGAAGAAAGGTATAAATGTACCAGAAATTGAAACAGACGACGAGAAAGGGGAATAATGGCTTATACAGTAGAACGTAGAATCAGGGCTGGTTTACCACAAGTAGGCTATGCACCTTATAATCAAATTCACGCTCACTCTACAGGAAACTCAAAGAGTACAGTTCAAAACGAGGCAGACTATTTCCATAATAAAGACATTAACAGCGGGTTCTATACTCATGTTGTTGGAAATGGTCGTGTAATTCAAGTAGGAGAGGTAG